ATGCACATTGCCGGCTGGCAGAAAGTATCTCTGGTGGATTACCCGGGGAAAGTGGCCTGCACCCTGTTTACCGGGGGATGCAATCTCCGGTGCCCCTACTGCCACAACAGCGAGCTCCTGGAAGGCGAAATGCCCTCCCAGGATATGGAGGAAGTGATGGCCTATCTGGACGCCCGGAAGGGCATCCTGGACGGAGTGGTGATCAGCGGAGGAGAACCCTGTCTCCAGTCCGATCTGGTTCCCTTCCTGGCCCGGCTGAAGGAAAAGGGCCTGCTGGTGAAACTGGATACCAACGGCTGCTTCCCGGACCGGCTGGAAGAAATCCTGGACGCTCATCTGGTGGATTACGTGGCCATGGACTGGAAAAACGATCCGGAACACTATGCTCTTACCACAGGGGTGGGGGAATCCCCCCTGGCCGCCGTTACCCGGAGCCTGGAAGCGCTCCTTTCAGGGACAGTTCCCTTTGAGCTTCGTACAACCGTTGTGGAACAGCTTCACGGCAAACGGTCGTTCGAACAAATCCGGGATTATCTGCTGCCGCTCACTGGGAAAACCGGGAAAAAGATCCCGGCCTTTTATCTCCAGGCTTTCAAAGACCGGGATACCGTTCCCTTTGCCGGGTTCACGGCTCCGGATAAAAAAGCCCTGGAACAGTATGGGGCCTTGCTGGAGCCCATAGCGGACACTGTCCGGTTACGGGGTGTATAACACTATATTTGGTATACAACGTTGTATAGAACCACTAGATATTGACATTCACCGGTTTCCGGACTACAATGAAAGAGCCTTTTGGAGCAACAATTTTGAGAGAAAGAGGGAATGGAGCCATGTATTCCGTGGTAAAACGCGATGGCCAGATCGTTGATTTTGACGTGACCAAGATCAGCAGCGCCATTACCAAAGCATTCGAAGCACTTCATAAAAACTATCATCCCAGCATCATCAACATGCTGGCTCTGCAGGTGACTGCTGACTTCGATCCCAAAATCAAAGACGACCGCATCAGTGTGGAAAGCATCCAGGACAGTGTGGAAAAAGTCCTGTCCGATTCCGGCTATGCCGATGTGGCAAAAGCCTATATCCTGTACCGGAAACAGCGGGAACAGATCCGGAACGTGAATTCCTCCCTGCTGAACTACAAGGACCTGGTGGACAACTACCTCCATGTGAATGACTGGCGGGTAAAGGAAAACTCCACCGTCACCTATTCCGTAGGGGGCCTGATCCTGTCCAACAGCGGGGCCATCACCGCCAACTACTGGCTGAACGAAATCTATGACAAGGAAGTGGCCGATGCCCACAAAAGCGCCGCCATGCACATCCATGATCTGAGCATGCTCACCGGCTACTGCGCCGGCTGGAGCCTGAAACAGCTGATCCAGGAAGGGCTGGGGGGCATTCCCGGGAAAATCACTTCTTCTCCCGCCAGCCATCTTTCCACCCTGTGCAACCAGATGGTGAACTTCCTGGGCATCATGCAGAACGAATGGGCCGGGGCCCAGGCTTTCTCTTCCTTTGATACCTATCTGGCGCCCTTTGTGAAAAAGGACAACCTGAGCTACAAGGAAGTGAAACAGTGCGTCCAGTCCTTCATCTACGGGGTGAATACCCCCAGCCGGTGGGGCACCCAGGCGCCTTTCTCCAACATCACCCTGGACTGGACCTGCCCGGACGATTTGAAGGACGTGCCCGCCATTGTGGGGGGCAAGGAGCAGGACTTCACCTATGGGGACTGCAAAAAAGAAATGGATATGGTGAACAAGGCCTTCATCGAAAACATGATCGAAGGGGACGCCAACGGGAGAGGCTTCCAGTATCCCATTCCCACCTATTCCATCACCAGGGATTTCGACTGGAGCGAAACAGAAAACAACCGGCTGCTCTTTGAAATGACCGCCAAATACGGTACCCCGTATTTCTCCAACTACATCAATTCCGACATGAAACCCAGTGACGTCCGGAGCATGTGCTGCCGGCTGCGTCTGGATCTCCGGGAACTGCGGAAAAAATCCGGGGGCTTCTTCGGGTCCGGGGAATCCACCGGGTCCGTGGGGGTGGTCACCATCAACATGCCCCGGATTGCCTACCTGGCCAAGGACAAAAAGGACTTCTATGACCGTCTGGACCATATGATGGACATTGCCGCCCGGAGCCTGAAAACCAAGCGGACCGTAATCACCAAGCTGCTGGATGCGGGGCTCTATCCCTATACCAAGCGGTACCTGGGCACCTTCAAGAACCATTTCAGCACCATCGGGCTCATTGGCATGAACGAAGTGGGGCTCAACGCCAACTGGCTCCGGAAAGACCTGACCCACCCGGAAACCCTGGCCTTCACCAAAGAAGTGCTGACCCACATGCGGGAACGGCTGAAGGATTACCAGGAACAGTACGGAGACCTGTACAACCTGGAAGCCACCCCTGCGGAATCCACCACCTACCGGCTGGCCAAGCACGACAAGGAACAGTATCCGGACATCATCACCGCTAATGAACACGGTACCCCGTACTACACCAACTCCTCCCATCTGCCGGTGGGGTATACCGAAGACCTGTTCACCGCCCTGGATATGGAAGACGATCTTCAGACCCTGTACACCTCCGGCACCGTATTCCATGCCTTCCTGGGCGAAAAGCTGCCGGACTGGAACTCTGCCGCCGGCCTGGTACGGAAGATTGCCAGCAACTACAAGCTGCCGTACTTCACCCTGTCTCCCACCTACAGCATCTGCCGGGAACACGGGTACCTGAGCGGGGAACAGTACACCTGCCCTTACTGCGGCAAAAAGACCGAAGTCTACAGCCGGATCACCGGCTATTACCGGCCGGTCCAGAACTGGAACGACGGGAAGATCCAGGAATTCAAGGACCGGAAAGTCTACGACCTGGGCCAGTCCCATCTGAAGAAAGAAGAAGCGCCGGCTGAACGGCCGGTGTTCCGGAAACCCTCCGTGAAGACCGCTCCCACCGAAGCCAGACAGGTGGCCAGCGCCGGAGAGGACAAAGGATGGATCCTGTTCGGGACCCATACCTGCCCCAACTGCAAAATGGCCGTTAGAGAACTGGAAAAACACGGCGCCGCCTTTACGGAAATCTTCGCCGAAGAGCATCCGGAACTGGCGGAGAAATACCAGGTGCAAAGCGCACCCACCCTGCTGGTCAACCAGGGAGACACCCTGAACAAAATCGTAGGATTCGGCCCCATCCGGGCCTTCATCCGGCAGCAGGGGATGTAAGAAAAAAGGAGCTGTGAAAAAATGAGAGATCATTTTTTCACAGCCCTTTTTTTTATGGGAAAATGGTGGAGAGTGCAGAGCGGGACGGCGGTCCCGACAGCCCCATTGCGGGTCCGTAGGGGCCGCACGCCGGGCGGCCCGCAAACAGCACAGAACTTTGCTCCCAGCGCCGTAGGGGCCGCACCAAGGGAGGCCGCAAACCCAGACGGGGCGCGGCTTTCTAGGATTTTAAAAAGTGCGCAAAATTGCCCCTGCTGATTTTGCAAAAAGTGCGCAAAAAGTGCGCAAAACAGGCATGAAAAAAGGAACGGTGTGAAACGTCCAAACTGGTTTAAAAAACCCAAAACCCGCATGTTTACAAGGTTTTTAACAGTATGAGACGCTAACCCGTTCCCGTAATAAGCATTGGTGGAGATGAGGGGAAAAATCGTTGGATATGGCATAAATACAGCATAATTGCCTTTCGATGACAGAAAAGTGGGCAGAAAGTGGGCATAGCTTTTTCCTTAGATATCCAGGGCATTGAGCTTGTCTACGGTCTCTTTTTCCATCTGGTCCGTCACGTGGGTATATACAGCCATAGTGGTCCTGGGTTCATTGTGGCCCACACGCTGCATGATGGCCTTCAGAGGCACGCCCTGTTCGGCCAGGATAGATATGTGGGTGTGTCGGAAGATGTGGGTGGTCAGCTTCTTCTTGTATCGGATCCGGCGCAGGATGTGGTTCACATAGGAAATGTCCAGGGGATACCCGTCCCGGCGGGAAACGAAGATAAAGTGGTCTGGCAGCTTGTAACCTGGGAAGGGGGAAAGGGGTCTGGCGGCATCATTGGCCCGGATGAACTGTTCAATGATTTCCACCGCCCGGTTACTGAGGGCCACCTTCCGGATGGAGTAAATGTTCTTCGGAGACCCCCGGAATGTCCGGTTCCCCTTGAGATTAAAATTCAGGGTGGCGTTCACATCGATGATGTGATTCACCGGATCATAGTCTTTGTCCCGCAGGGCTGCCAGTTCCCCATAGCGGAGTCCTGTCAGCGCCTGGAATTCACAGATCTCTGCAATGTAGGGGTACTGGTCCCGGATCAGTCCCAGGACTTCCTGGAGCTCGTCCCTGGTCAAAAATTTCTCAGCCGCAGCCTTTACTGTGGCCACGGTCTTGTAAGGCATCTGCACCCGGACCCGGTGGATGGGTACGGCACTGAGACCGTCCAGCCGCTCAGCCTGCTCCATGGCAGCCTTCACGAACTGATATAAGGTTTTGGCCACGCCCGGCGTATGATCCCGGCCTATGCCGTCGAAATAGGTCTGCCATTCCCTGGCGCTGATGGTGGCCACCAATCGCTCCGGCTCAAAATAACCCAACAGCCGTTTCCTGGCCCGTTCGTAGACGGTGAAGGTGATGGGCTTCACTTCCGGCTTCCGGGCCTTGATATAGTCATCTACCATCTGCTGGATGGTGACCGTCTGAGCCGGGGGAGCAGACTTCTGCCGGATCACTTCTTCCAGGTGGTCAGAAGCTCGCTTGACGGTGGCCCTGGTGCGGTTGGTGTAAGTCACGGAAACCGTCTTCCATCGGCCGCTGGGCGCCAGGTACTTTTCACGGTAGACGTATTTCCCATCTTTTCGTTGTTCGATCCACATAAAAATGCCTCCTTGTTTTCCGTATCAGTCCACATTCGTCCATAATAATATATAAAACTTGCTTTTTGTTAGGGGATACTGTATAATGAGATTGCAGATAAGAATAATTCTTATGCTGTATACTCACGTAACCGAATTCACGTTTAAGCGATATATAATATCGTCGGCCGTGAGGCCACCGTAAGGTGGCTTTTTTTATTGCTATGAGGTATTTATGAATATATACGTTTACTCAGATGAATCCGGAGTCTTTGATAGAAAGCATAATGATATTTACGTGTTCGGGGGATTGATTCTCTTGGGAACGGAAGAGAAAAACAAATGGTCCCGCCGGTACAGTGCAGCAGAGAAAATTATTCGCGAAAGAGAACTGTTTGATAAAGATTATGAAATCAAGGCCACCAGCATTTCTAACACCGACAAAGGGAAATTGTTTCGGTCTCTGAATCAATGCTTTAAGTTTGGGGTCATAGTGAATCAGAAGAGGGTACTTCCTCAGATTTTTGAAAGTAAAAAGGATAAACAGAGATACCTTGATTATGCCTATAAAATTGCGGTGAAAAGAGCTTTTGAAAGTTTAATGGGGCAGTATTTCCAGGCTGAAGCCGTCCGGAACTTGTATTTTTATGTAGATGAGCATACTACAGCAACCAATGGGAGATATGAACTTCGGGAAGCCTTGGAACAAGAATTTAAGGTGGGAACCTATAACTGGTCCTATCAAACTTTCTTTCCACCTATCTTTTCTTCTATGGAAACGGTAAATATGGAGTACTGCAATTCCAAGAACAAGCTTCTGGTCAGAGCCGCAGATATTGTTGCCAATAAGATCTATCATTGTGCAATCGAACATGACTATACAAAATTGGCTGCTATTCCAAATCTACATTTCATAATGTTGCCATGATCATTATTGTTATTTCCCCCGCTGAGATTTTCAGCGGGGCTTTTTCTTTCCCTCAAAACTTCCTCCGCAGCTCCACCACCTTCCCCAGGATCTGGATGGGGAGGGACTAGTATTCATAATAATGGTAACGGGAAGAAGAGGTACTGGGGTGCTTCTTATATTGGTCATACATAGGAAATTGGGAAATTGTGTCAGACCATTTTCCTTCCAAGCAATCAGCAATAATTACCTTAATACCGGACACATCAAAATAGGAAAAAGGCAAATTCTTTACTACTGGTGCAACAACATCATCGATGCGTTTCATCAAATCATAATGTGTAATTTCTAGCTGTATGATCAATTTGCTTAAGGTGTTGACGTACCCAGAATAAATACGAACTCTATCATAGGACTGAACCTGATTTTCATCTTCCATACCTGAGAGCATAAGTGTCATGGCAAGAAGCATGTAGTCTAAACTTTTATTGTCCATTCCTAAATCATGGAAATATCCGGAAAGAGTAAGATAGTTGTATTCCACAGAACTCCATTTTCCAGCTAAAGAATTTCTTTCTAAATGTTTTGATGTAATATAGGCAAAGAGTTTTGGAGTGTTTTGAGCAGTCGGCGGGTAATTCAACTGTTTGGCATAACGATAAATTTCTTGAGGAGTGATCTCAGACAATTCGCTTCTGCGGTTAGTAATATATGCATAATAAGAATCTACAAGAGACCTGCCTTTTTCTGTAAGCTTATAGCAAGGGGTTAGATGTTTCTCATAACTACTAACCGGGATTTCTGTATATATACGAATTACCAGGTCATTTTTTTTACCACCTAACTTCTTATTCGAAGAGCGCAATATATCTTTTAGAACAGGAATCGTCAGCATTTCTAGGGATTCCTTTGTGTTAGAATCCCTTAAATATCCCTTATCATAAGCTTTGGATATGTTTGATGGGATGTTGCCACCAATTAGTTGCTGGAAGTAGAACGATAATGGTTCATTTTTACTCCGCCCATTCAGACAGTCAATTAAAATAGCAAGTTGAATATTAATCATCTCATTCAGAGGAATCGAATATTCTGAATCTAGGCGCTTTACAGGGGTGGGATTGACAGCAGGTTTTCTTGCCTGGGTGTTTTTCTGAGCGGGGAATGTAAGGTCCTTTTTTATAGGATGGTCAGTACTTTCGTTCAAAAGCTTCTTGATTTTTTCTTCAGATGAAAATGTGTTCTTAATAAAATCTGTCAAGAATCCCATATCCATGCCTCCTTAAATTGCCAAATTACTCCGACTTCTCGCTATGATCGATATTATTTAGAATGTCGTTTATTTTCTATTTCTCCCACGTCTAGCTCTTTGTCAAGGTCCCCGTTCTCTACATGAGCCAGGGCATGGAGATAGGAGGCCTGATTAGTTTCCCAATTGTATCGTGCGTTCAACAGGACCACTGTATAACCATCATCGGACTCGCAGACCATTTCTCTGATACCTAAAGGTAAATCGTATAATACGGCACGGGGGCGCTCATTCATTATTACCGCCGCCTTCCTTGGCCTTCTGATATTTGATGAAGTTCATGACTTCTTTAACTGCTTCAGGGGAAAGACCACGAGTTGCATCAAACATGGCTTTGTATTCTGGATTGTCGTGGAGCTCTTGGACAAGACGGGCTGTTACCGGGTCGGTATAATATCCTTGCTCTGGTAATTTGTTCCCTACCAATTCATCTACAGTAACACCAAAGACTTTGGAAAGCTTTATAAGAGTTTCAGGATCTGGAGTGGAGCGATCTGTTTCCCACCGGGCAATAGCTTGCTGGGAAAATCCAACTTTTTGAGCCAATTCGGACTGTGTCAGCTTATGAAGAGCCCGTAGCCGTTTTAATTCATTACTCAGCATGAACATAACCTCCTTTTCCTTTCTACTCAAAAGTTACCACAAAACGTAGTAAAAATAAAACAATAAAAACGAAATTTTACTATTGCATTTAACTACAAGTAGTAGTATACTACAAAAAGGAGTTAGGAGGTGAGCGAACGTGGATAATCTTTTGGTTGAATTTCGTGGGAAACGAACTCAAAAGGAGATGGCAAACAAGTATGGAGTAAGCCAGCAATCTTGGAGCTTTTGGGAAAATGGAGCACGTAAACCACCTTTAAATATAATGCTGCAACTTGAAAAGGACAGCGGCATACCTATGGAACAGCTTTTTTATAAAGAGTTTAACAACAAAAAATAGTAAATAGAATCAGGAAGTGAACAACATGAAGCATCGTGATCCAAAGACCGACGACGTCTATATGATTTCAGACCGCAAGGGCTGGAGAAAGAATAGGGAGGGGCAGAAAATGACTCTGGAATTGAACGAAGAGCAGCGGGCAGAGCTTGCCCGGTTGCGGGCGCTGGATGCAAAACAGAAGGCTCGCGTCCTGGAATTGTTGGAAAATACACTGAGCGCGGCTGACGTCCATGTGTTTTTGACCCTGGACGATAACCAGGATACGGTGACCATCAGCTACCTGGAGAGCTGCAAGCCGAACAAGGTGATCAGGGTGGGCATGGACAACCCCATGGCCATGCTGGTGGACATCTTCAAGTCGGCAGGGCGGGACCTGCTGGAAGAAGCGTAAGGAGGAATCAGACAATGATTAACACGGACTGCAGCACCTGCCCATTTGCGGACAAGTGCTACATGAAGGACAAATTCCAACGGCACCCACGAAGCGAAGGCGGTCTTGGGCTGTGTCCTAAGGTCGAAATTGGTTATGCGCAGGCAACCTGCAGAGCGTGCCATTTTACTGGCAAAGTCGGCAACTCGGGCGGTGCAAAGATTCGGAACCACCGAACCTGCAGGCTGCTTCCCAATGAGCCGATCGTACAGCACATAAAAGGACGCAAGAGAAACTGCCCATTCATGGAACAGGTAATAAAGGAAAGAGCTCAGCCACAGTATCCGACCAGTGGGATTCGAGAAAATCCTAAAGAAAGAGGGCTGGCGAAGGACTGAAGGAGGTGTGGGTATGAGAGAGGTGGAGGTTTCCCAGATTCCCCAGATGTACGCTTCCATGCGCACCCTGAGGGCCATGTACGAATTCGGACACAGCCACATGAGCAACCTGATCAGCGCCATGCGGAAAAGCCCCTGGAAGGCCGGCGTAGTCGGCACAGGCAAGGGCATGAGAATCAACACCCAGATGTTTGACGCCTTCTGGCGGGACTGGGCAAAGAAGCACTGAGGGGGTGGGCGTGTGGATGGTGAACAATGGCTGAACTTCCGGGAGAATATGCGGTACTTCCGGTTGATCCAGGGCATTACCGGGAAAGAGATGGCCGCCAGGATGGGAAAATCCGTTGCCTGGGTGAGCCAGGTGGAAGCCGGTCTTTATGCACGGTGGCCGGCATCGAAGGACATGCTGGCTGTTGCCAGGGAATTGGGGCTATCTCTGAAACAGATGGTAACGCCGCTGCCGTCCAGCATTGTTCTGGAGGTCAGCAACCAGGAACATGACCAGGGTGTTAAGAACCTGGAAAAGATCCGGAAGCATCACAAGCTGTCCAAAAGAAAGTTTGCGGACAAGCTGGGGATATCCCGAAGCTGCTATTCCGCAGTGACCAACGAATACAGCAGGTTTTCCATTGAGAGCTGGTGGCGGATTGCCAAGGAGCTGAACATGGACCTAAAGATTTTGATTGGGAGGGATGAACAATGAAAAAGAAACCTAAGAACGCACCCTGGCCGGTGCTGATGATTCTGCTGCCCTTTGTGGCAGTGATGACTCTGTGGGACCTGGCCGGTTGGCTTGTATCCATCGTGTGGGACGGGCTGCAGCGCCTGGGCCCAAGGTTCCAGGGAATTGTCATCGGGGTCTGGGCCACCATGATGTTCTTCTGCTTGGCGGCCAGCCTGGCCGTCCTGGGGTGATGGCCATGGATGCAATAAAAAAGCCGCCGGCTGTGTGGAGCAGCCGGCGGCAGGTGAATCTTCACTCTGGCAGTGGATTCACCTCCAGTATACCACAGAATGGAGGGAAAAGGCAAAATGAGCGAATTGACACAGAGCCTGCGGTGGCAGGAAGAACAGCGGAACCTGGAATGGCGGAGAGCCTGCCGGTTCGATGAACACCGCCGGCACTCTCAGGAAGAAAAAGATCTGCACCGGCGGATCTGGCGGCAGAGACTGCGGCACCCGTCGAAGCTGAGCCCGGAGCTGGCGAAAAAGGTGAAGGAATTGGAAGAAACCTTCACAAGCAGCAGCCCGGAGGCCGAAGCCCGGCGGCAGAAGGAACGGGAGGCCTACCAGAAATGGTTCGCCGCCCGGAAGGCAAGGATTGACAAATCCCTGGAAATCATCCAGGCATCTCGGGAAAAGGTAAGTGGAGAGGTGGAGACATTATGAGAACGAGCGAGACACTGACGAAGATCGCGCCAGATCTGGTAGCTTTCCAGAGCGAAATCATCGACCCCAGAAAGGAAAGCGACAACCCGTACTTCAAAAGCAAGTATGTGGAACTGGATGGGCTGATCGCAGCCGTCCGGCCTTTGGCCAACAAGCACAATTTATGGCTTTCCCAGGACATTAAAACGGAACTGGTGGAAGGGAACAAGATGAAGGTCTGGTGCAAGACCAGGCTGCAGCATACCAGCGGAGAATGGGTGGAATCAGAAGGCCAGTTCAACCTGGCCAAAGGAACCGACCCTCAAAGCTGCGGATCTTCTCAGACCTATATCCGTCGGTATGATATTTCCGCTTTCCTGGGCATTGCCTGGACACCTGACGATGATGGTAACCAGGGCACCTACGGGAACCAGAAAGAGGCAGCAACAAAGACCAAGGGCGGGAAACCCGCCGCAGCATCTTCTTCCGACACCAAAAAGGAAGACAGCAACCTTCCCTACAAGATCCCATACATCAAAGACAGCCCTACGGCGGTCCAGGTGAACAGCCTGGAAGCCATGTGCCAGTATGTAGGGAGAAAGCCCCAGGATATGGCAGCCTACTACAAGGTGGCCAGCCTGAAGGACCTGAAGTTCTACTCCTATCGGGATGCCTACAAGATGCTGGCCAACCATCTGATCAAGATGGGATACACTCAGGGGCGGGATATGAACTGGCACAAGCCGGAGGCTGAACAGAAAGTCCAGGGAAACAATGAATCTGAATTCCCGGATTATGATCCGGTGGCAAACCAGGAAGTGGGCGAATATGCAGAGCCCTACAGGCCATAAAACGTTGAACGAGAAAGGGGGTGAGCAGATTGCAGATCAACTATATTTCCGAGATCAACGCCTTCCATATGTGGTTGGCTACGAATCCTACACTTTCGACATCAGCGAGAATCTTATGGTTTTCCCTTATGCATTACTGTAACTCTTGCGGATGGAAGGTGGATTTCGCCGTGCCACTATCGGCAATCGAGGCTGATACCGGACTTCGTCGAGATGCAATCTATGCTGCCAGGAATGCCCTGATCCAGGCTGGACGGTTGAACGTCACTCAGCGGAAAGGGGGAAAGGCAGCGGTTTACTCCCTGACATTTTTTACTCTTGACAAATCGGAAAACGAGGTGCCGGAAAAAACGCCGTCGGTTAAACCGACGCCAACCCAGACACGAACCCCGACACGAACCCAGACACGAACCCCGACACGAACCCCGAATATTCCTAGAGTAGAGAAGACTAGAGTAGAAGAGGGAGCTGCTGCCGCACGCGCGAGGACCCCTGTCCATGATCTGGATTTTGGAGAAGTGGCCCAAGCCTTCAGCGACAACATCAACATCAACCCCATCACGCCCTACCAGGCGGAAGATCTCCACGATCTCTACGAGACCTACGGGAAAGACCGGGTAATCTGGGCCATCAGGGAAGGGGCCCGGAACAACGCCCGCAGCATTCGCTACATCGAGCGGATACTGGAGCGGATGAGACGGGACGGGGGACGGCCGGCCAGGAAGCAGCCTCAGACGGCTGCGGACGTCTACGAGGAAATGGCCAGGGCGATTCCTCAGCAGGAAGATGATCCTGAGAAGATTGCGGCCTGGATGAGAGAGGAAGGAGTGGATCTGGATGCCTTCACGAAGAGCAGCGGCCATGGCTCTGATTAAGACCTGTTTTCCCCAGTTTACGCCGCCTCAGGCTGAAGCCTACACCCGGATGACGGAGGATATCCCGGAAGGGGTGCTCTGCCGGGCGGTGGAAAACGTGATCAAGATTTCCCGGTTTCTCCCTACGGTGGCCGAGATCCGGGAGGAGGCGGGGAAAATCCTCAAGGCTGCCACGGGTACCCGGACGGTGCTGCCGGAAGAGGAGTGGGGTAAGGTCATTTCGGCCATAGAGGCGGTGGGGCCTTACCAGATTCCGGTCTGGGACAACGAGACCACAGCCCGGGCAGTAAAGAAATTGGGGTGGCGGCTTCTGTGCAATTCCGAAAACACAGCCCTGCCCTATCTCCAGGCCCAGTTCATCAAGACCTGGAAGAAACTGGACGAAGCAGAAAAGACCCAGCGGCGGATGGAAAACACCCTGCAGGGCCAGCGGGGCCGCCAGTTGGTCAGTCATCTTGCGGAACGGTTGACAGCAGCGGCCCCCAGGAGACTGGAAGGAGGAGAAAAATGAGCGAACTGAAGGAAATGCGGGAACGGGTCCGGCTGCGGGCCCGGGCAGATGCCCTGGAAATCCAACTGGACCGCCGAAAAAAAAGGTGGGCCCAGAGAGAAGATGTTCTGAAGCAGCAGGTGGATGACCTGACCCGGCGCTGGGAGGAAGAACATGCCCAGCGGATCCATGCGGAACAGGAGGCCAACCGGCAGCGGCACCTTTACCAAGACATGACCCACATCGCCCAGCAGCTGATGCGGCAGCTGGACGAATTGAGGGCCGATCGGGCCGGGGGCGCAGCATGATCGAGTTCTGCGTTTTCGGGAAGCCCAGTGGAAAGGCACGGCCACGGTTCAGGCTCAGCGGCCACGCCTACAACGAGAAAAAGACTAAAACCTACGAGCAGCAGGTAGGCGTGGAATTCATCCAGGCCGGTGGCAAGCTGATGCCAAAGGGAATCCCGGTGGGAGTGGAGGTCACAGCCTATTTCCAGGTGCCAAAAAGTTATACAAAGCGCCGGAAGGCCCTGTGTCGGGAGAACCTGGAGCTTCCCTTGAAGACGCCGGACGGGGACAACATCCTGAAGATCGTCTGTGATGCTTTGAATGGGCTGGCCTGGAAGGATGACACCCAGGTGGCCGAAATGACGGTCAGGAAGAGATACAGCAAGGCAGAAGCTTTTGTCAGAGTGAGAATCTGGGAGGTAAAACCATGAGCGAACAAAGAAAAATCCGGGTTACGAAAATCAAGTGGAATCGGACCAGTCCGGAAATCAGCTACGAAGAGAGCCTGGACAATGCCACCAAAACCATTGGCGGTATGCAGGCCAAGGGAATCATCCCCCATGTGGACTTCATCCAGGCAGTGGAGGATCTGAAAGCAGACTTCTTGGCTATGATGGAGCTGAACCTGCGGGTGGGCGACCTGCTGGACGACCGGATTGACATTACCGGGCTGAAGGCAGACGATCCGAAGAAGATTTCTCTTGAAGCGGAAATCTCCTTTGACGCAGCGGCAGGAAAGAAATACAGCACGCCGGACTACATCTTCACCGGCCTGCCGGACAGCACACAGCGGAAGATACGGAGGGTGCTGGAAGAAGCGGCCCTGTATGTGACTGGGAAAAGCGCACAGACGGTGCTGAACTTCGGGGATGGGCAGGAGCCCAAAGCCCTGGAGAGCGGGAGAAAGAAGGTGACAGCATGAACCGCACCTGCGGAACATGGAAAGTCCGCCGGACCGGCCTCCAGGAATGGAGGCTGTTCCGGTACAACCGGCTGGAAGGAAAGGAAGAATTCTACCGGGACCGGTTCGACATGCGGATGTTCGCCACTGAAAAGGCCCGGGAGCTGAACCGGATGGAGAAGGAGAAGAACCGTGGAAAAGTACAGGAAATGTGACGGCTGCGGCCTGACCTTCCGGGACCCGGGAGATCGGGCATGGACATGGACCACCAAGGATTACGCCGGGGAGCATTATTTTTGCTCCCACGGCTGTCTGGTGCACTGGAATTGGAAACAGAAGACCCGGAAGGAAAAGCACCGGGGCTGGAGACGGTAAGGACAAGGAGGAACTAATATGCAACAAGGACTTTATCGCGGGTTTTGCAGAAAATGTGGTGTTTGGGTTGAAGGCAATCTTATCCAGGGATTCCATGGTGAAAAGTACATCTTAGACAATGACCCAGATGATGACTCTTATCATGGACTTCATCCAGTTGCCCCTGAGAGTGTTGGGAAATACAGCGGTTTTGATACCCTTGGAGAAACTTTGTATGGTGGGGATATCTGTAAGGATCAGAACGGATACATGGGACTGGTCCTGTATAACAAAGAAAGTGGAACGTGGGTTTGGATACGTGAAGATGGGGAAATCTATCGCCTGGCGGATGTTTTCAACAATCTGGACTTTTATGACACCCTCTTTGAAGAGCCGGAAGAGGGCACCACATCAAAACTGATTAAATCGTTGATGGAAAAAGGAATTCTGGAAGATGTCACAGAAGGGGGAGAGCAATGACGGAACAGGTTAAAATCAAACTGATGTCCGGCGGTCACATGCCGGAGAAGAAGAGCGCAGGGGCTGCGGCCTGGGACTGCTATGCACGGATCCATGAAAAGCACATCCCGACGGATCAGCTGGTCATTGCAGGCAGGGATATGGGTGTCAAGATTCCCCTGGGATTTGCCCTGGAGCTTCCCGAGGGCTATCATGCGGAAATCCTTCCCAGAAGTTCCATGGGAGTCAAGACGGGGCTGCGAGTTTCCAACAGTGCAGGAATTATTGATTCTGATTATCGCGGGGAAGTTTGTATAATCCTGGACAATGTAAAATTTTGTTCTGATGCAAATATTAAAGACGGAGACCGGATTGCCCAGATGCTGATTGTGAAAGATCCAGACGTGGAGCTGGTCCAGGCGGCAGATCTCAGCGAAACAGACCGGGGAACCGAAGGCTTTGGCAGCACAGGAAAGCGGTGATGCAGGATGAAGGACAAAGAGACCGAACACCGGGTGAAGCGGTGTACGGGATGCCGGTGGCTGGAGCCAAAAGAATTCGTACAGCATTGGCGGCTGTGGGAATTCTTGACCTGCCGGGTCTGTCGGAAGCAGGTACGGACCCTGGCAGTTTGCCCGGTGACCCGGGACAGGAAACCAGAATGAGAAGGGAGAAGCTAGATGATTATTACAGAACTGGCAAACAGGGGAACCAAATGAGCCGGCTGTGGAAGTGGGGGCCCATGATCCTGCTGACAGGGCTGGTGATGTTTGCCCTGTGGATCCTGATCATGGAGGTGGCAGCCCTTTATCTGCTGCTGGGAGGACGGATCGGATAGACAAAGCGAAATGAAGGAGGCATCAGGGTGGTTAAGGGACGAGACGTGGAAGATCAGACGAAGAAAAGGGTGCTGTGCCTGCTGGCTCATTATGACGAGCTGCAGGTATGGGTGGAGAACCGGAAAAGTGAAATAGCCATGCTGCAGGAGGAAATCCAGATAGAACCGGCCCCCAAGACTACCCAGTGGAGAGAAAGCCCGGGGGGAGGCGGTTTCGAAAAGCCGTCTCCCGAAGAGGCTGCCCTGGAGCGGAAGGAACGGTTGCTGAAGCTTCTGGCTGAGAAGGAAAATAAGCTCCAGCGACTTATCACGGATAAGGAGAAGCTGGACAGATCATTGAACGGCCTGTGGGAAAGCGAGCGGTATGTGGTGGAAATCTGCACCATCCGGAGGAAGGGCATGACATGGAAGCAGGTGGCGGTAAAGCTGGGGTATAGCCCGGACGCAGAAAGCGCCTGCCGGAGACGGTTCTGGAAAGCCATTGACCATCTGGTTCTGATGTTCAAGGGTGGAAACATCCAGGGAAGCCTGTTGACCTGAAAAGACCGTTTTTTGTGCAGAAAGTGCGCAGAAAACCGACAGAAAACGCCAAAAATAGGCTGTTTTAGACAGTTTTTCTGTTTTATAATATAGATGTGGTTGCGAGAAATCAAAACCATCCCACACCCAATGCCTCCTGAGAGATTCCTAGTCAACCGGAGGAAAGGCGCCCAACTTCGCTCAGGGCGCCTTTTTTCTTTAGGGTGTAATAGCTTATTGAGGGCCTCTGGAAAGAGGCTCTTTTTCTGCAATTTATCCAAGGACGGTGGTGAATATGTAGTATGAAGGGGCACGAGAATCTGATTCCCAACAGCGAACGAAGTCCGGACGAAGTTAGGAAAAACAGTGCCAAAGGCGGTGTGAAAAGCGGAGTTACCCGACGCCGCCGGAAGGCCATCAAAGAGATCCTGACCGGAGCCTGGAACATCCGGATCTGTGACATTGAAGATCCCGGCATCCGGAAAGCTTTCCAGGCGGCTGCCAAATCCGAGACAGGAGAAATCACCATCGGGGAAGCCATGGCCAACGGAATGGTCCTGGCTATGATGCGGGGCAGTGCCCACATGAGCCAGGTGGTCCTTGACCTGATGCGGGAGACGCCAGAGGTGAAGCTGCGGGAGAAGGAACTGAAGCTGAAGGAACGGGAACTGCGGATCAAAGAGAAGTTGGCGGAAAAAGATCTCCAGGAGGATGAACCTTCTGAGAAGGTGGAATTCACATTTGAACGGGGGAAATGAGATGAAGGTGAATGTGGCAGAAAAGATGGGCGCGGCCTTCGACCCCGTGTTCTGGGATGCCCAGCAGCACGGCCATACCTATTACTGGTTGGCTGGTGGGCGGGGCTCCACCAAGTCGTCCTTCGTGGGCATGGAAATCCCTCTGCTGATGCTGCAGCATCCGGAGTGTCATGCTGTAGTCCTGCGGAAAGTGGGCGGTACCATCAAGAACAGCGTGTACCCGCAAATCCAGTGGGGTCTAGAACAGCTCCAGGTGCTGGACCGCTTCAAGTACAAGATGACTCCGCCGGAAATGACTTTGAAGCGGACCGGGCAGAAGATCCTGTTCCTGGGCTGCGACGACCCCATGAAGGTGAAATCCATCAAGCTGCCTTTCGGTTATGTAGGCATTGTCTGGCTGGAAGAGCTGGACCAGTTCAGCGGGATG